CTTTACTAATTTCTGCCATTTGAAAAAAAGATTAAAAGGTTAATCCAGTTGGATTGGAGTACCGGCATTGATGAAGTTGGTACCGTCGTAAATAAAGGTGGTGGCCTTTGTTTTCCCGGCAACGCCAGTGATCAGGGCACCCAGCATCTTTGTGCCGAATGTCAAGGTTTCGACGGCTGTGGTTTTCGCCTTCAGCACAATCATTGCACCGATACCCACATTAGGGCTCACGGTTAGGTTGATCGTACGGTTTCCCGTAGCGATAGTAGAGGCGCCATCTATGATGGTCATTTCGTTAACGATCGTAATCGCTGCGACACCTGTTGCGGGCAATACTTCGACTGTTGCGTCGCCGAATGGCCATTTTACAATTGGATCTGACATGAGTAATGTGAATTACAATTAAACAAATTGAGCGTTGTACGCTTCGAACAACTTCTTGAACCGTTCGGGTTCAGCGATCTCCATTGCGGCAAGCGCCTGTGGATTATTTTTCTGGAACCAGTCAAAATCCTTTTCGTTTTTTTCGTCGGCTTTTTTGCCGAGTGCGTCAACGATGTGATTCGAGAGGCGATCCTCTTCAACTACCGGTGTAACGACAGTATCAAGGTTCAATAAGTCAACGAACAGCTCAAAGTCTGCACCGGCAAGCCTGCGCATTTTATCAGCATTATCGTCGGTTACAGCCCCGGACTTCCGCCCGAGCTCAAGGTAACGGTCAACCAACTTCGTGCCTTGAGCGGCGGCAGCGGTTTCGCGTTCCTGCATTTTTGCAAGGATCACCGACTCGTCAGAGTTTTCCGGCAGTCCTAATTTTGCGCAGATTTGCTTCATTTTTATAATTGGGTGTGTGTGTAGTGTGTCAACTTCTTTCTGAATACAAGCCACCAGTTGTGCGGAAGAAACCGCCTTAAGTTCGGGCCGGTCAGTTGCGATAATTGAATGGATCAAACCGGCAGCGAGAGCCTCATCAGCTGTATACCATGTTTCGTCATTCAGTAATTTGGAAATCTCCTCTTTCGACTTGCCCCGTTTCGAAAGCAAATCAACGAGGATACCCTTGACAGACTCGGCGGTCTTCTTGTCCTTTGCCGACATCTTTACTGCTTTCATATTATCATCGACCATATATGGTGAATGAATCATAATCCTGGCATAGTCATTCATCCGGACTTCATCGCAAGCGCAAGGAATTACCGCGGACATCGAAGCAGCTACGCCATCAATCTGAGCAATCGTATAAGCCTTCATTTGGACGAGCTGGCTAATGATAGATAATCCCTGAGTAACAAGTCCCCCGTCAGAATTAATACGGATTGTCACCTGGTCGTAAATTCTGTCAGCATATTCAAGCTCTTTGGCAAAATAGTCACCATCGAAATCCTTTCCAATCATGCCGTAAAGCATCATTGTGATCTCCTTTTTTTCCCGGTTGACAATATGTTGTGTTCTGATCTCCATTGGCCCTTTTTTAACTTGTTTAAATCCTGAAAATCCTGAAATCCCGAAAATGCAGATTCTTCGTTCGCTGTCCCAAAAGTGATATAACCGTTTTTATTAAACAAGAAAGTGTCCAGTCTCGGGACTAAACCGTCCGACGCACAGATACTTTGCCTCTTTTTTTTTAACAAAAAGATACTTTCGAATCAAAACAAGGCAGCGATGGCAAAAGACAAGGAGAAAAAGCTTGCCCACATTCTTTTCGTGGAGCAGGGAAAAGACGCCTGCGAGATTAGTCCTTTGATTAAGGTCTCGGAGGTTACGCTTTCAAAATGGGTTCGCGATGGCGGATGGAAAGCCGAGCGCGATGCCCGGAATTCGTCACCTCACCTGAGTATCGGGAATATTAAGAAGATTATGGGATCCCTGGGAGAGGACCGGCTAAGGCTGACCAAAGACCTTCGACTGGCAGAGGCCAATATCGACACCGAGGGCGCGACCGAAATACGCAAGCAAATCAGCCGTGTGGACGACGCGATCAGCAAATGGAACAAAGCCCTGGTCACGATGGACAAAGAGAGCCGCGTGAGTCTGTCGGGCTATCTGTGGGTAATGGAGGAGATCTTCCAGGCAATGCGTGGGTTCAACCTCGATTTGTACATGAAGTCGCTCGACTTTCAGGAAGAGCATATTCAATACATGTGTAAATCGCAGCGATGAAAATCGAAGACAAAAACGCAAAAGACCTATACCTGGCAAAGCTCCGCATCATCCGCGAGGTTGGCAGTTTCGACCCGTTCGAAACGAAGGTTCAACAAAAGGATCGAATTACCAGGGCAAAGAAGGATATCGGTTTTTTCGTTGAAACCTACCTCACGCACTACGCCTCGAGCAAATCAGCATGGTTTCATATTCGCCTGGCTAAACTTGTAATCAAATACAAGATTCTCCTGCTCTTTATGATGTGGGGGCGTGCCCTCGCAAAGTCGGTGTGGGCTGACGTGATTATCCCGTTGTTTCTTTGGATCAATGACGATATCGGCTATATGGTGATTGTCGGTAATACCGAGACGCATGCCAAGATCCTGCTCTCCGACCTTCAGGCAGAGTTCGAAGCCAACAGCAAGCTGATTCACGATTTTGGCGAACAGAAGCTTCAGGGCAGTTGGGAGGACGGTTATTTTCAAACGAAAAACGGGTTCCTGTGTAAAGCATTCGGTATGCGGCAGAGTGTTCGCGGTTTGCGTAAGGGATCCCGGCGGCCTGACTATATTGTGGCCGATGACCTCGAAGACCAGGACACGGTCAAGAACCCGAAACGTCAGCGCGAGATTGCCAAATGGGTGGAGAAAGATTTGATTCCAACCATGGACGGTCCACGCCGCAGGTTTCTGATGGCGAACAACCGCTTTCACCCAACTATGATCATGACAGTGTTAATGGAGCGGCACCCGAAATGGAGAGTTGAGCGTGTGGACGCTTACGATCCGGTTACCTACGAGCCCGCATGGAAGGAAAAGTACGACGCCGAATATTACCGCGAACGCGAGGAGGAGATTGGCGTAATGGCAGCCAGGGCAGAATACAACAACGACCCGCATATCGAAGGAAGCGTTTTCACCGAGGAAATGATCCAGTGGGCAAAGCTCCCTGGTCGCTTCGACAGCATTGTAGCACATTGGGACGTTGCTTATTCTGACTCAGGAAGCGCCGACTCGAACGCTGTGCGTGTGTGGGGCGTGAAGGATAACCGCTTTTATTTGATCGACTGTTTTGTGCGTCAATCGAAAATGAGAGCAGCCGTGCAATGGATCGCAATGTTTCAAAAGGACCTCAATGGATCATCGACATTAAGGTGGCAGTACGAAAGTCAGTTCTGGAACGACGAGCTCGACCGCGTAATTGACGAGGTGGAGCAGGAAGAGGGTGTTCGCCTTCGCCTCCGGAAGGTTGACCTTCCACGCGTGAATAAGTTCGACCGTATTATGAGCACGCATCCGCTATACCAGAACGGGCGCGTGTATTACAACGAAAAGTTAAAGGCACACTTCGACACACAGGTTGGCCTTATGCAGCTTTACGGTATCGAACCGGGCTATAAGACCCACGACGATGCACCCGACGCCGATGAGCGTTGTTTCGCCGAACTCGGTAAGGTTACCAGGCGCAATAAATCAAAAGAAACTAACCGCTCCGGAAACTTCCGGCGCAATAATTCACGACAGGCATGATCACAACATTTCTCACACGGGATGATTATCCCTCAAAAATTGATACTTCCCTGATGGACCAGATAACAGGGGGTGATGATACGATACTCGACGCTGCCGAGGCCGACGCAGCATCCGCTATTATCGATCGTCTCGGTGCCAGGTATAAAGTCGCCGACGAACTCACAAAATCGGGCGATGGCCGTAACCGGTCACTCGTCAGGTGGATGTTGAATATTTCGGTTTACTTCCTCTATGGCCGCGTGCCCGATAATGATATCCCGGAACGCGTTGTGAAAGATTACGACGATACATTGCGCGACCTCGAGAAGATCGCTTCAGGGAAACTTTCCTGCACCATCGATCGCATTATGGATTCCGCAACTGGCACTGTCGCGACTAAAATACGCATGGGCAGCAATACCCCACGATCACACAACCCCTATTAATTGATTGATATGAAACTATTAGGATTTAACCTTACAAGGTCGACCGTAGGGTCAGCCCAATCTGATTCAATAAAATCGCATTTAAATGCGGCATTACAAATGGTGGATGCTGCACAAAGTTCGGCGACAAAAAAAACACGCCCATCCGTCTCGGTTGTCAAAACCCCGATTGACCGTATCGCGATGCAAATGGACACGCTGAAATCGGCGGTGGATGCGGCCATTGATATCTATAATCCTGACAGGCGCGACCTGATTGGCATTTATGAGAACGTCTCGAAAGATTCGCACGTGATCAGCCAGCTTGAGCAAGCTTACAATAAAGTGGTGAGCCAGCCTTTTATGTTGTCGAAAAACGGCACCGATGATGAGGAGGCGACAAAGTTCCTGAAAAAAGAGTGGTTCGAGGACTTTCAAAAGTATTGCATCGAACCCGAATTTTGGGGATACACGCTCGTTGAGTTTGGATTGATCGATGACAAGGGAGAGTTTACCGAGTGTGATATTTTCTCCAGGAGAAACGTTTTGCCATTCAGTTATTCTATATGCTTCGACGCCAACAGTCCGCAGGGTGCAGGCGTTGTATACGAGGTAGCTGATGACAAAGGCGGTTCAAAGGACCTGAAGCAAGAACTATTCCTGATCGAATTGGGAAAGGCTGATAAGTTGGGCAAGTTTGAAACCTTAGCCAGGGAAGTCATCTGGAAAAACTTTGCGAATACAGACTGGAGTCAGGGTTCTGAAAAGTTTGGAATGCCACTGCTCGACATTGCAACCGACACAGACGATGCCAACGAGCTCAATCGCATTGAAACAATGGCCCGCAACTTTAGCAATAATGGTTACGTGATTCGTGGTACCGCCGACGCCGTACAGATTATCCAGGCACAGGGCCGCGACTTCTATAAAATATACCAGGAAAAGATTGCCGGGTGTAATGATGAGATCAGTAAGTGTATTAATGGGGCAACCGGCACAACCGACCAGAAGGCTTTTGTCGGAACTGCGGAGGTTCATGAGCGCACAACTGCTGAGTTTCACCACTCGCGTATGCGCAAGATCACCAATGTCGTCAATAGTAAGTTAATTCCATTCCTGACCTTTCACGGTTATCCGCTCGAGGGTGCCGAGTTCCGCTATACGGCGTTTGATGATAAACCCGTTATTGATCCGGGCGCACCGGTGGACAATACCATCGAGGATCCGAATGCCGATCCAAAAGTAAACCCAAAGGTTGATCCGACGATTGATCCAAAGATTGACCCTAAGACAACAAAAAAAGCGCAGGCCGCCTCTCGTCCCTGGTAGCGAGTGACGGCCTTAAAAAAATACTCCTCGAATACCTGAAGCGAGTTTACGACAATGATTTGTCGCTGATTGATCCGGCTATTTGGGAATTGAATTTTAGAAGTCTGGAAGATGCTATTTCAAAATCGGTTGGCGACGTTACAAAATTGGACTTTGGTTCGTCCGATCAGGTACTCGCTACAGCGCTGCGCGAGAACGCCGCTGTATTCTCCGCGTTCAAGGCTCACCAGGAGAAAGCAACGCTGATCAAATTACTACTCGATGATGCGGGTGTACGCCGCAGTTGGAACGA